AAAAGATGAAAATTGTATAGGTAGTTTTAATATACCTTTACAATTTGAATTAGGTAAAGTTAAAAAGAAAAAATATTCATTAAACTTGAATACATATAGAAATTTACATTATCAAGTAAATAATAATTTAAAAGTATTAGTTTCTGAATATATAAAAGATTTTGTATTAATTTTACCTATACATGAACCAGTAAGAATAAATTATATTATATATCCTGGTTCAAAGATAAGAATGGATTTAGACAATATGGTGGTTATTGCTAAATATGTGCAAGATGGTTTAGTAAATGCAGGTATATTAGAAGATGATGATTATAAGCATGTAGTTAATATATCTTTTCAAATTGGTGGATTAGATCCAGATAAAAAAGGTTATTGTGAAGTTATTATAAGGAAAATATAAGATGAAAAAGAAAATAATATATTTTATAATAAAATATATTTCTGTATTAAATAATAGTATATTAAAAACAGAATTGATAATAGTAAATAAGTTAAAATATGCTGTAGAGATTAAAAAATTAGATTCTGAAATAACTAGTATTTTAAGAAGTCTTGGTGCTATAAAGATAACCACTAAAGTTACTCAAGCATTATTAGACGCTTTAGAAAATACATCTAAAGATAATTTAAATACTGCTATTGAGTATTTAAATATTTTTGTAGATGGATTTCTATTAAAATTTAAAGATAATATTTATAATGATAATAATGAAATATATTTATTAGTGTCTTACACACAAGAAATAAAAGATTTATTACGAACAGAATTAGATAATTTAAAGGAAAAAAATGAAAATTGAATTTAATCAAGAAGAATTAGTAGAAGGTATTCTATTACTTTTAGAAGAGCAAGGATTTAAAAAAGATAATTTTATAGTACAAAACTTTAGATTTGTAAGTGGTAGAGGTGAAAATGGTGATAGAGTTGAAGTTGAATTATGTAAAAAATTATCTACTTCAATAGAGCCAGAAAAAGTAAATAATGAAGAACTTATATCTAAAAAAGATGATCCATTTAAAGAAGAAAGTAACCATAATAAAAAAACTGTTGGTGATTTATTTAAATCATAAAATAAAAAGGAGAAAGAATGAGAAAAGAAGTTGAAGTTAGAAAAGAATTACAAGAAGTAGCTGTGAGACTTATAGGTGCTATTGCTATTAAAGATAACAGAAATACAGATATTGCTACAAAAAATATTAGAAAAATTATTCTTAAAATTGAAGAAATTGGTAAAGAATATAGAAAAGTTACATCACCAAAATTACTAAAAAGTAATAAATCAAATGAAAGTTGATTTATTATATATAAGTCCTTTGTGGCTTATTAGTAATGGTATAAGACAAAGTCATAATACAACTGATAAAGCTGATAGTCATTGGTTAATTTCAAATCAATTTAAATGTCCTTATTGTGATTCTGATAAAACAGAAGTATCACTTAGTCAATATGAATGTAATGTAACCGGTATATGTTTAGATTGTGAAGCTAATCTAAAAATTCATATAGGTGAAAAAGATTATGATTTAATTAAAAGAGTAGGTTTTAAACTTAAACATGAAAGTGTTTTAGAACATAGTTTAATTGTATTTGAATTTGAAGCAAGTAGAGCATTACTTCAAGAATTATCTAGACATAGAATTGGTGTAAGTCCTACTATAAAATCTACAAGATATACTTTAAAAGAATTAAGAAACGAAAAACCTTTTGTAAAAATAAATGGAGCAATAACTGAAGAACAATATAATAGGGCTTCTAAATATGTATTTTTTACAGAAGATGAAATGGTTAATGAAATTATAGTTAATAATCTTGAGTATTTAAGATATTTAATCGAAAAAAATAAATCTAATGATGTAGCGAAATATACTTTACCTGAAGCTTATAAATTTAAAGGACAAGTAAGTTTTAATTTAAGAAGTTTATTACATTTACTTAAATTAAGAATTGAAAAATCAGCTTTAAAAGAATTTAGATTATTATGTAAAGATATTATTGATTCTTTACCTATTGAATGGAAAGAATTAGTATTATTAGATGCACAGATAGAAAAAAATTACAAGGAATTAAACAATGAATGAAAGTAAGTTAGTATATAGAAGTATTAAATCAGATAAAAATGATAATTACTTGAGAATAGAAATCGTAGAAAAAGAATCAGCTGCAGTATTAACAGAAGGTACATTAGGTATGTTGATAGTTAAAGATCTTTCAGATGGACAATTATTTGCAATAAGCCCTGTAGCATTAAAAAATAACTTTAAAATAGAAAAAATTGTAGCAGATGAACCAGAAAATGAAGAAAACTCTGAACTTGATGACTTAATGGAAATACTTAATGCATTAGACAAAGCATTAAATTCTTCTAAAAATGATTAATAATAGAACTTTTTCTGGTTCTATTATAAAAGGAAAGGAATAAAAATGCATATATATGAAATACAAGGTAATGGAAAAGGATTATATAGAATTATTTTAACTAAAAAGAAAAAATATATAAAAAGTATAACAAAATATATATTTAGTAATAAACAAGAAGCTTTAGTATATATAGAAAAATTAAAGGAAGAAAATGACTATACAGGAATTACAGAAAGAAATTGAAGTACTGTATAAAGAGGATAATTATTTTCTTCTTTCTAATACAGCTACTTCTTTATTAGATAAATTTGATACAAGTTTATATAAATTATATAAAGTACTTAAAAAACTTAATTTAAGTAGAAAACAAGCATATATTGATTTAGTATCTAAACATGACCCAAAAGATGTTACGGCTTTTGAGCTAATAAAAAGATATAAATTAAAATCAGTAAAAGTATCTACTTTAAAAAGATATGCTAAAGAAATACATGGAATACCTTATATGGATTTTTATGATAAACAATCTAAAGAATTAGAAGAAGAAATAAATGAAATGTTAGAAGAGTATGAATTTCCTTTATTACAATTAGGTAGAATAGGTATAATAAACTATTTAGGTATTGGTATAAATAAATACTATAAACTAAAAAAACAAAAAAGATGGTCTAAAAGAAAAGAGTATAAAAGATTATTTAATACTTATCCATTAAATGAATATTCAATGCAAGAGATTGCTAATATAATAGGTAAAAATAAGGCTACTATTATAGATTGGGTAGAAAAATTAAAAATAGAAAGAACTACTAAAAAAGCAATTTCTATGAAAGTAATTAAAGCTCGTAGAGAAAGATACGGTTTAACGCCTGTAAAAGAGCAAATAAAGAAATTTTCTTATAAAGAGATAAAAACATGGTTTGAAAGTAAATTATTGAACCAGAAGGAATTATCAGTAAAAGAAATAAAAGAATATCTTGGTAGAAAGGATATGAATAAAGTACTTTACTGGATCAAGAAAAATTATGGTTTAATAGATTATGTATTTGATCATAAAGAATTGAAGTATAAATTAAAGGATAATAATGACATATAGTGATTTTATAGAAGAAGAAATTCTAAAAGAATTGAGGACAGGTAACTATATAACAAAGATAGCTAATTGGTATAGTGCTAAATGGAATAGTACAGAAGTAATAATTTATACCTTTAAAGGGCATAGAGCTTATTATTCTGGAGGAACTACTACTTTGCTTATTAGTAAAAATAATTTTAAAGTAGTTACTAAAAAGAGTATTGGAAAAGACATTAAACATTTATATACAGAATATTCTAAAGGAGAAGAGTTATGAAAACAGAAGAGATACTAAAACAAAGAGGGTTTCGTTATGGAGAATTTAAAGATTTAGCTATAATTAGTCAAAAGTTAAAAGATATTGTATATGAAGTAGATGGTGTACAAGATAAAGTATTAATAGAAGCTATAGAAATGATAATGCATAAGATAGCAAGAATTATTAATGGAGATGAATCATATATTGATAATTGGGCAGATATAGCTGGTTATGCTACATTAGCAGTACAATATTTAGAAAAAGGGAAAAAAGATGAAAAATTGGCGAAACAGCAAAGCTTACCGACATTGGAGGATTAAAGTTATTAGAAGAGATAAAAGATGTGTTATATGTGGATCTATTAAAAGTAGAAATGCTCATCATATGAACCATGCAACATATTTTCCAGAACAAAGATTTGATGTAGAAAATGGAGTTACTTTATGTGCTAATTGTCATAGACAATTTCATACAAACTTTAAAAGAAGTTTTAGAACAAAATGTACTGAGTATGATTTTAAAAATTTCATAGAATTAAGTAATTATCTAAAAGGATTGAAATGAAAATAGGTGAAAAATATAAACATGTTAGTAGATTATCTATTTATGAAATAGTGGATTTAGTTTCATTAGAAGTAAAAGGTAGAATTGAACCAGGAATAGTATACATTAAAGAGAATGAACCAGAAACTAAATATTGTAGAAGTGCAAGAAGTTTTAAATCTAATTTTAATAAGGTTTAAGTATGGATATAATTAAAAGTTTCTTCTTAGCTTTATTTATTACTGCAGGTGCTATTATTACCTGGTTCAGTAGTATAGTAATAGGCTATTTTTTAGCAATTGTAGGAGGAATAATACTATCTGTTTTTTTATTATTTCAAATAATATTAGGGACAATTAGGAAAGCTTAAAGACTTCCCATTCTTTCCCATAATGCTAATGGATTTGCTCTATTAAATAATTCATCATAAATATGAATACTTCTATTTGTAATTATATCAGTCAATGATTGATTATAACTTTCATATATTTCAGGAACATCTACTATATTATTTATTCCAAATAATCTTATAGCTTTTTCAGGTGATTTACCTATAGTATTTAATACTACTTTTACAGTACCTAATACAAATTTACTGAACATAAATGCTCCAGTATCATTAAGATACTTAATATATTTATTTTCATTTAAGTTGTAATTTACAAAGTATTGATCAGCTTCTAATATAGCTTCCTCTTTAGATTTACCTTGTTTTATTAAATAGTCCATATAAGTTTGTTTAGCTACTACATCTGAATACTGCATTATTTTAATTGCTTTTTTAAATGGTGCTGAATCTTCAGTTAAAAATAAAGATTTTATTATACTTTTAGTAGTTTCATTCATATTTTTATCTATATAACTATTTATTTTATTACTAATTAAATTAGTGTCATTTATGTTAGATATAGTGGCATCTTCAATAATTGAACCAACAATACCATTTTCTACTAAATAACTCATTCTATTTTTACTAATAGAAATATTTAATACTTTTAATTCTCTTTTATCTTTACTATCAGCAATACCATTACTAACTTTACTATCTAATATATGTTTTCTCTGTAGATCTTTATTTAATTTATCAAATAAAATCCAATTTTTTCTAAATTCTCTATATACTTCTACAGGACTCATAAATTGAGATAATACAAAAAAGTTAGATGCAAAGTTTCCATACAATACAGCCCCATTAACAATTACCATTCCTGGTTTAAGTAATTTAATTAAATCTTTCCATAATTTTTCTATTAATTTTATTTTTTCTCTTAGATATTTAAGGTTAGTGTTATGGAATATAGGTATATTTGCGATACTAGCATCTTTAAACCCAAAAGTATCATTTAATAAATATTTGTCTACATAAATAAAGTTTTTTCCTTTAGTAGCTTTATATAAGTAATCTTTTGTGTCTTGAGGAAGAATATCATAATATTCTTCATTATGTTTTATTTTTACACCACTTATAGTTTCTATACCTACTTTTACATATCTATTTGGTTTTTTTGGATCATAACTCTTAATGAAATAATCAATCATTTTTTTATTCCATTCTCTACCATTAATTTTTAAATACATATGTGATTGAGTATTAGATATTACACTTCTTATATCCATATTTAATCCACTATGCTCTTCCATATCAGAATTATGTATAGTATATCTATAATTAACTATATTACCATCTAAATCTAATATAGGTACTACTTTAGTTTCTTTTTTACTTAATAAGTTAGAATATTCTTTTCTTGGATCAAAATCTTGAGACTCGTTTATTTTACTATTTTCAGCTATTTTTTTAATCATATTTAATACTAAAGCTTCAGTTAATTTATTATCCTCTGTGTCTTTATTAGTATACTTATCTGTTAAAGTAATACCCATTGTAGACATTCCTGTAATCTCGAATGCTCCTTTGGTATATGATGGTTCTGTATTTAATCTTTTTACTAATATAGTATCATGGGTACCAGATTCTTTACTATCTTTACCTATTGTTACTATTTCAGTCCAACCATATGATTTATATGTTTTTAAATCTTTACTTGATATTACTTTAGTTTCATATAAGTTATTTGATTTAGGTCTGATATAACCTTTTATTTTATGTACATCTTCTTCAAATAATTCATTAGTTTTAGTATGAATACCATTTCTAATGTAAGTAATTAGTTTATTAAATTTTTTTGGATGAGTATTTACATAATGCTTTAAGATATTTAAATCTTCTTTAGGTGTATAATTTAAAGCATATAAACTTATTAATTCATCTATTAATTGAATTTCTCTTTCAGTTGTAGCTATTTTAGAACCAGTAAATGTTCCATTAGCAATATTGTTAGCATTTAACATTAAATTATCTAAAGTAGATACTCCTGTAAGCATATAATAAGCAAGTGCTTTAGCTTGATTTATTTTGGCTTGTGAGAAAGTAAATTTACCTAATTCTTTTTCTATTTCATGTATTCTTACATTTCTAATACTATCATCTCTAATAAATCTTTTTATTCTATTTATATCTCTTATAGAAGCTATATCTGTTTTTAATATAGAGGTAGTCAAAGACTTTAATTGTTTTTTATTTAACCCTGGAACCAGAGAATCTAATAATTCTATATTAGCTGTTTCTATATGCATTCTTAAAGTTTCTTGTATATATTTTATTTTAGAGAATAATCTATAAAATTCAGAGAAATTAGCATTAGATATAAACATTTCTTTAGTTAGATCTCTTATTAGTTTAACAAAATCAAAGTTTATAGTTTTAGTTATTCTATTTATAGTTCTCATAGAAGCTGCCCATTTAGTACTTGTATCCATCATATCTTGAGCTTCTTTAAAAGTATTTTCTAATTTAGAATAATTTTTCTTTATGTTATTAAATATTGGATTTGTTATTTCTCTATATTTAGTTATTTTAACTATATTATCCATTAATTTATATAAAGCTTCAATACTTCTATTTTCTTCTGGTTCATATTTTCTTTCATTTACTAATTGTGTTAATCTTACAGCTGTTATTAATATATCTTGTAATTCTTTATCTAATGTATTTTTATTTAGATCTATTTTATCAAATATATAATTTATAGCTTTAATAACATAATTAAATAAAGTATCTACTATATTATTAGTTTCTATTTCATCTATTAATTTACTTTTAGTTTTTATTTTAGAATAGTTATCATTTATATATTTATTTAGTATAGGATTTGTAACTGCTATAGTTAAAAATTCAGAAGGACTTGTTTGCATATATTCATATAATTCCTTACTTCTTTGTTTAGCTTTCTCTGTATGAGGCATACCTTCAGGTATAAAGAATGTTTCTGGATCTACACCATCTTTTTTAAGTAATTCTAATATTTGTTTTTTTACTAATAAGATTCTAGTCTTAGTTTTAGCATCTGCCTGAATACCTTTTTCTGTAAGTAAGTGTGTCATTTCGTGCATAAATACTTCAGCTTCAGTTTGTAAAGACAAACCAGTACCTTTAGATAATTTAATTACATTTCTCATTATATCAGCTGAACCTCTATTAAAAGTTTTATTTATAAATTCTACTACTTTTAATTTGTCAGCTGTTTTAAAGAATGAACCAATAAGAGAAATAAAGTTATTTAAAGTGGTATCTTTTAATAGAGTATCTTCTGGAGTAAGTAAATCATTTAAAAAATTTTCAACTTCTTTTTTATTAGTTAGTTCTCTAGTATTTTCACTTTTACCCATAGATTTAGTATATGTAGAAGAACCTATTTCAACATCTATTATATCTTCTACTTGTTTATGTAGATTATTATATTCTTCTGTTAAAATATCATTTACTTTTTCATATAAATTAGTAGTATCTAATTCATTTAATTTACTTAATTTTATAGCAAGATTATGTATTTTATCTGGATCATTCATAATTAAATATTGTTTTATTAAATGTAAAGCTTTATGTAATGTTTGATGTTTAGTTATACCTTCTTTATTTGCAGTCATTTTAATAATCATAGCAGCATCATCTTTATTTATACCTAATTTAACTAAATTTTCTACTAACTTTTTTCTATCAGTTAAACTACTACCTGTAATATCTTTTAATATATCATCAATACTTTGTATGTTTGTTACATTAGTATTTGTTTCTTTTATAGTAATATTTTTATTAGTATTTTTTGATATATTCTTTAAATGTTTAAGTAATTCAAGCATAGATTTTTGTAATTCTTTAGAATTACTTAATTCTTGAATCTCAACCTTTTCTCCATTTTTATTAGTGTATGAAGAATATTCTAATTCTCTTGTACCTATAAAAGCAGATCTACTATTATAAGTAATATCTTTAATCTTAACTGGTTCAAATGTTTTAGTATCTTTATTATATTTATAATATTTATTATCTCTTGTATTTAATACATAGATAGTTTTATTTAATTTAATAGCTAATTTAACTGCTGAATTAGTTCCACCTTCTCCTGATTTTAAGTTTATATTTAAAGGCATTACAGCATATACATTATCAGCATTGATTATTTGAAAGTAATTTCTGTTATTCATATAATGTGTATTATTTTTGGCTTTCTCATTAGCTTCTTGTCCTAATCTATTTTCTTCATTTGTTATTTGTATAAAAGTATCTTTAGATGTCTTATGCCATTCTCTACTACCTCTTTTAATTGGTAATATATGCCTATTTATTGCTTTAGAACCAAAAACTTTACTAATTAATTCAGCCCATATACGATCAGCACCTGTTGCACCACCTGAAAAGTTATTTAATTTATTTTCGTCTATTGAATCATAAAAATCACTTTTAGTAAATGTTCTACTTGGTATTTTATTACTATTATCTTTATGAGTATCTGTTATATAAACATATTCTGTTAATTTATCCATATGATATTCATGCATTACTTCTTTTATTAAATCGTCTAAATGAATTATTTCTTCTTTATTTAAAGAATCTAAATGTTCTTGTATTAAGTTATCAATAATAACACCATCTTCTTTAGATAAAAATATTTTCATCTTTTTAGTTAATAATTTAAATTTATTAAACCCTTCTTGTGTTAAATCTTCATATACTTCAAAACCAGTTAAACCACTTTCAGCTAAATGTTTTATAGCAAGGTATCTAGCTAATGCTTTATCTTCTATATTTCTAATCATTTCTCTTATATTAGCGTGATTATTTAATTCCATAGGTTGTTCTACATCATTTTCTGTATTTATAAGCATTACAGTTTCTAATCTTTGTAGAATATCTGTCAAAGAATGTGAACCAGAAAGTGCAAATAAATTACTTATTTGATCTTTTATATGTTCTGCTGCTTTTTTAGATATTTCTTCTTTAAAGTTGAAAGTATGTTGTTTTAAAATATCTTCTTCTTTTATATTATCACTTTTATATAAAGTAGATTTTTCATCTGTTACATAGTTATGTGCTGATAATACATTTTTACTAAAGAAATCTTTAATATTCTTTTTAACTTCATTTATATTATGTTCAGTATATGCATACTCTAATACATTTAAAGCTATATTCACTATTTCTAATTGTTGTTTTTGTCTCAATGCTCCTGTACTATCTTCATCTTTTACAGAAATATTAGTAACATTATTCATAAAAGCCTCAAAAGTTTCCTCATTAGTTAATATAGTATGCGCTTTAGCTAATAAAACTATATATACATTATATTCTTTAGATACATCAATAATTGATTTATTATAGTTATATACACTATTAAATAAATCTTTTCCATTTACACCACTTAATAAGGCATCAAATATATGAGTTACATTATTCTTGTTTTCTTTTAATGCATCCATTATTATTTTACTATCTATTTGGTGTGCTGATACTGCACCAATAGCTGCAAGATTATCTGTAAATTCTTTTAGTCTTACGGCTGTTATTTGATAATGATTTATACCATTTTTTATTGATTTAGTTTTACTAGGATTTTTTTCTTCATTTTCAAGAGTAACATTACCTTTACTTGCTGCTTGAAAATCATACCATATACCATCATCTTGCATAGATTGAATTACTTCTATATATTGTTCTAAAGTCCATTTAAATCTATCTTCACCAAACTTATCTGACATTCTTTTATAAAATGTATTTATTGAACCAAGATAAGTAATTTTAGCTAATTGTTGTAATTTTTCTCTATAATCAGTAATAGGTGTATATCTTTGAAATACTCTTTTAAATAAATAACCAAAAGATGGCATATAAACTCTATTAAAATAACTATCTATAGCATTACCTTGTAAACCTAAATCTTTAAATTTAAAACTTTTAAAATCAATATCTTCATTTTTATTACTAAATGTAGTATTTTTCATTGTTGAATCTAATTCTGGATCTAATACATAAGCATTAAATAATTTACTATATAAATTAAATAAATTCTTTTTATGATTTTTAGTATTAATATATTGTAAGTTTATTGATGAAATATTGTCAAATGAGTCAATAAATAATAATTTTTTAGACATATGAAATTGACCTTCTTCATCATACCATTTACTTTCGTATATAGCTACAGGATTATCACTAGATAAAACTTTTTCTGCTTCTTTTTTACTTTTATATACTGTAGGTCTATTAGAATCTTCTGGGTCTATATGTGTAATATATCTCAAATAAGTATTAAATACTTTATCAGTTACTTCTGGGTTATAATTATTACCTTTAGTAGTATCCATTAAATGTGCTTTAAGCATATCAGTAAATATTCTAATCATATATTTTAATTCTTTTATTTTATCTTTATCCATAGTGTTAAATTTATTTTCTATATAAGCATCTATAGATAAATCTTCTGGATCATTAGTAATTCTTCTAACCATAACCATAATATCATGTAATGATATTTTATCAAATGCTGGATCACTAAATTTATCTTGTAAGTTACTTATAATCATTGAATAATACATTTTTTTAATAATATTATAAGTAGCAGCACCATAAGTAAATACCATTTGAGCAGGTTTAACTAATGATCTTTTAAATTCTAATACATTATCATTATTTAGATACATTTGAAATATATTTTTAACGCTATCTTTGATATTAGGTGTTATAGTATCTTCTATTGTTTGTTCATTTTCTATTTCTTTACCATTTATATAATCTAAAACTTCTTGACCATATTTAGTTAAATAATAAGCAAGTGTATTATAGAAATCATGTAATTTAGGGTTATTTTTATTTTCTGGATCTAATAAAGTTCCGTGTGTTAATTCACCTTTTTTTACTTTTTCTATAAGAGTCTTTATATATTCATCTGATACCTCACCCTCTATACCAAATGTAGTAGAATCTTCATGATATATACCACCTTTAGCTAATAAATTAATTATATCTCTTCTATCATTTTTATTGCTATTTACCATTAATGCTTGTAATAAAGTAATAATCATACCTGATGTAATAGCATCAGACTCTATATGTAAGTCTGTTTTATGTTCATATACTTCTGGATCTTTTAATGCTTTATCTAATCTTGCTAGTTCTATTAAAGCATGAAATCCATGCATCCCTTCAGTAGTATTTATAAAAGCTACTAAATCATCTTTATCTTGTTGAGTTAATTCTTCTTTATTTAGAAGTTTATGTGCTACTTTAATTGCTTTGTCTAAACCTTTTTTCTTACCACCTTCATTTATTTTAACTCCTGAACCAGAAATAGTTAACATTTCATCTAATGCAGCTAATGCAGTTTCATCCCTAACTTTATCAGTATCTAAATCAAATGCTTGTGTTAGAGCTAATTTAAACAATCTAAATTCTATTTGATTATCTATTACAAATTTATTCATACTTCTACCAGTTTTACTTTTACCTTTTATATATAAAGTAGTTACTTGAGATGGCATTCTTGTAGTATGTCTATGGATTTTATTATCTTGTGGTTCTACAGCACTATTCATATGCGTCCTACCATTTTTAGCTTGAAACCATTTAACTTTAAAACCATTCATTACATCTGATAGATACAACATTAAATTATCTCTTCTTCTTTTGTAATCTTCATTTTTACTTTTAGTATTATTTCTAAGTGCCAAAGGAACAGTACCTAAGTCTTTACCTCCAGCAATTTTAATTGCAGTATCATCATCTAATGCTAAATAAGGTTCTAATGCATTATTTCCTTCAAATATTACTTCTTGTTCATCAGATATAAATTCTAATGCTTCATCAGTTACTGGTTCATTAAAAGTATTCTTTTGTTTATCTTGAACCATAGAATGTTTATCAGCAGGAATAGGTGCTTGTTGTTTAAAAGGATTTAAAGATAATCTACTTACAAATTGAGTATATCTATGTAAAAACTCTTTAAATTCTTCTTTATTTTTATAAGAATGTACAAATTTATATAAATTATAATCTTTACCATTTATATTTATAGGTTTAGATTGTACCACTCTACTTGTAGCATTTTTATTAGGATTTGTAACTAACTGTTTTATAATAGTTGATCCAAGAGCTAATATCATTTCTTCTTTAGTGTATCTACTAAACTCTTTATCATTTGCTTTTATACCTAATTCATGAAATACTATTTGACCTATATCAGTAGCTATTTCATACATAGGGAAACCATTTTCTTGAAATTGTTTAGTTGCAATACTTAATGCTTGCATATCTCCATTTCGTTGTTCATAATCACTTAAATCTTTATATCCAAGAATAACTGCTACTTTATCTTCAGTAATCATTTCAGGATTAGATAATCTATCTAAAATTAAAGGTAAACTTATTTGAATTATTTTTATTATTTCTGGATTAAGAATATAATTATTTGAACCAGGAATGTTATATAAGAAAGGAGCTAATGCTATATTTACATCTTCTTCAATAATTACCTCTTCTCCTTTCTTATTCTTAGTTTTAGTTACCCATTTATATTCTCCATTTATTTTTTTAATAGTAGGTAATGATAAATTATTAATATTACCTGTATTAGTAAATATTGTAGTTAGATCACCTAAACCAAGTGTTGGGTCTTTTAAGAAATATTTTTCTATATTAGCTACTAATTCTTTATATAAAGATGATTCCACTAAATTTCTTGAATCAGTCCATACTTCTTTTAATTGACTTTCTAAGTCTTGTATAAATGTACCTTTATTAAAGCTTGTGTACAAAGTATGTAATTTGGAAGTAAAATTAGGAATACTTCTAACCATATTTTTTATTGCAGGGAAATTTTTATTTAACATATATTTAAACATATTACCTAATTTATTATTAGGAGCATATCCATCAGATTTTTCTTCGATTTCTTCATCTAATCTTTTTATTTTTTGTCTTATAGATTCATTTACTTGTCTAATATAATCTGCTTTAGTCAATTCTGGTTCTATATTTAAATTATCTATACTATGTATTAATTTATCAGTATGTGCTTTTCTTTTTTCTATTACTTTTAAACCTCTTTTTATAATTGAACATTTTTTACTCATTATTTACATCCTTCTTTTTCTTTTAGACTATTTAATTTAGAATGTGCAATATCTAAATACTTTTGGTATTCTTCAGCATTGTCTCTTAATGTTATTATATCACTTTTTAATTGCTCTTGAATTTCTGGGTTTTTAGGATTAAATCTTACTCTATTTATCTTTAATATTTCACTTATTATATTATCAGTAGCAAAGTCATTAACATCTTTAATAGTAGCTCTAATAACTTCAGGAAGTTGACTAAACACTTTAGGATCCATTTCTATAGTAAGTTTTCTTGTGTTTAATTTACCATCAGAGCTTTTAATATTACTTGTTAATTCTTCTGATATTATTTTCTTGATACCTCTATATACTTTAACTAATTCTTTAGTATTAGTCTTAATAGCTTCTTGATTACCTGCTCTTTCATATATGTCTTCTTTTAAAGGTTGTGTATTATATTCGTTTTCTGGATCAATACTATCTATAAAACCGATACCAACACCTACTTTATCTTGAATTTCTTTAGCTTCATTTATACCTATTTTACTCTCTATTTCACCAGAAATATCATCTAATAAATTAAATTCATCTAATGATATATTATCATTATTAGTTTGTTTAGTTTCATTAGTAGTTTTTTCCTTAGGCTTTGGTTTATCACCAAATAATGGATTATTCTCTAATGGTGTAGTATCATCCTCTGGTTCTTCTTCTATATTTTCATCTTGATTACTCTTAGTATCTGGTGTTTTAACATTATCATCCATAACTGGATTTTTAGTAGGCGTGTTTTCACCTTTATTTGTTGTTTTTTTAGAACCAGAGTTAGAACCAGAAGAAGGTGGTGGTGTATCATCCATAACAGGGTTTTGTTTAGTTGTAGGATCTTTAAGTGCTTTAATTATGTTTGTACCAAAGAAAGATAATAATTCTTTTCTATCTCTAACATTTTCTTGTTGATTATCTGCTTGAGACCAAGATATTAATTCAGGAGATATATTACCTTTATCAATACTTTCTTGAGCTTTAGTTATATACTCTTTATTTAAAGGTTTTTCAATAGTAGTAGAATTTAATAATGCTTTTACATCATTCTCATCATTAGTAGTTAAACTACCTGTAGTGTTCATTCTTTCCATGATGTCTTCTATATTACTATCTTTGTCAATAGTTAATGTTAATTTTCTTACTCCTGTTGCATTACCTTTGTTATCTAAAGTATAATCTAATAAAGCTATATGTCTATTTCCTTCTTCATCTTCATAATCTTTTAGTTTAATAAATGGTTTATCATTTATAATAAAAAATGGGGTACTTGTAATTTCATTATCAAATTTCTCATATACATAAGAAAAGAATTTTTTAAACATATAATTATATACATTAAGTAATTTAATTTGTGATTCTTCATCAATATTATTTGCAAGGTTTAAAATATCTTTAGAATTTATTTGTTTAGGTTTAGACTTAGATACATTTAAATAACCTTTAGCATTTTTATAAAAACTAAATGCTGTATAAGTAATACTTTTATCTGATTCTTTTTTAGTGTTTAATATATATACACTTTTACTTTTACTTATTGATGGTGAAAATAAAGAATAAGCTAAATTAGGTAATTTGAACCAAGATAATCCATAAGCATTTAAAGTTTCTCTAATATAATTTATTTTATTATTAGTAGTCTTCTTTGTTGATGTATTATTTGATGTATTTTGTTTTTTACTTTTATCTTTAGATTTCTTTTTCTTATGCTTCTTTTTATAAGCAGTTTTACCATAATATACATGTATGCCTTTAGGGTAGACTATATGATTATGGCTATCTACATATACATCTTTTACAGTATATTTCTTCCCATTTGCTGCTGTATAAGTAAATGTATCAAACCAAGTTAGAGGACTTACTGGCATTACACCATTATTTTTAGAACCAATATATCTTGCTAAAGCAAATGCTAATGCTTTACCTGCTCTTACTTCATTTGGATCTTGGCTTTGTGTCATTGCTAATGCTTTGTTATACATTTGTATTATTAAATCAGCTTGTAATCTTTTATCAGATATTTTTTGGTATAAATTACTTAAACCATCACTATCTTCTGTATTATCTATAGTATCTGGATCCAGATTTATAGAATCTATCTGTCTTGGAGAAGCTTTTCTAAAATCTAATTCTCCTTGCTCATTTACGAAAGGTTCGTAATAAACAGATTGCCCATTATCATCTTTAACAGGTAGAGTAGCAATAAGTGCTAACATTTGAGATATTTGTTTATTTATATCACTTTTAGTTTTTTCATCAGTAGCATGTTGTCTAGCTTTAAATAATGCTTTTAAAGAGTTTTTAGCTGTATCGATAAAAGCTTCATTCTCTTTTAAAATAGTATCAAATACATCTGGATCATTTATATTATCCTGATTAGCTTTATTCATATATCTTGAACCAATAAAGTTAATTAAGTTTTTAGAAGTACTTATAACTTGACTGATTACTCCTTGTTTAGTATCCTCATCAATATTCTCTTGTGAAAGAGCATCAGCTTGATTAATAAATCCTGTATTATAATCTTTTAAAGAAGATTTCTGATTAGTTGAGTTACCTGTCTCTAATATTTCATTATTTACTGTTTCAATAGTCTTTTTAAAATCTGCATAATTCTTACTATTTAAAAGAGTAGCTATTATCCCAAAGTCATCATTTTCTTTTAATTTATTAATAGTATCAGCTAAAGTATTTAATAAACTATTTATGTCATTAACACCATCTGCACTTGAAAAGAATTCTGTGTCATCAAGTAAATTTAAAGGATCCAGATAATTAGCTCTTTTTTCTCTTTCTTCTTTATTTGCAATTAATCCACTAGAACTAAATAATGATTTTATATAATTATATTTAGCTTCTGTATTAGTTTCTGTCAATATAGCTTCATTAATATCATCTCTTTTAAGATACTCATTTAATGCTTTATGTGCTTTTGCATTCTGTTTTACTGCATATTTATATACTTCTTTTTCTTCTTCAGATAATTCACCCCCCATCTGTACTATTTGATTGAACATTTCTGTAATATTAGAGTAATAATCTATAATATCAGTAAGTTTATGTACAGGATGAGTATCTAATATATTTACATTATCTTTTTTTAATGTAGCGTAAGTAATTTGTCTATACAATACTTCTAATGCTTTAGATTGTTCTAATTCTACATTTTTATCTATACCTAATACTTTATTAATCAATGGTAGTATTTTATTATCACTACCATCATATTCTTTCATATATTTATGTAATTCTTTTATATTTTTATTTTTAAAATATGTCTGTGTACCTACTAATGCAGCTGTTGTAGGAATACCTACTGTTAATGCAGCACCTGCTCCCATAAGCATACCAGGAGAATGTAATAATGCACCACTTAATGATGTAGGGTTCATTGTTGAATGTGTAGCAACACCTGAAGTACCTCCTATAGCAGAAGCATTTAAATATTTACTTAAAGGACCTATTTCCCCATTAGTTATATAATCTTGTTGTAATTGATCTAATGGTTCTTGTATAGCTTCTCCCATAAATGCTTTAGATAAATTAAATACTTCTCCTCCTACTTTTTTACCTGCAAATAAAGCAGGAGTCAATCCTTTAGCTACTAAAGGTGATTTACCTTTAATTACATTCATCATATGTGAACCAGAAGATATTAAATCTTTACCTGCTCTTTCTATAATAGCTGCTTCCCCGAAAGCTTTATCCATAGCTAAAGTGCCATAATTTAAAAATGTTGATAATTGAGCTGTTCCATACAATTTAACTGGGTCTTTTAATATACTAGGATCTCTTTTAATTGCTGTATCTAAATCGTGATTTACTCTTTGAAAAGTTGCTGCAAGTAAACCTCCTGGTAACATTATTTCTGTAGTTTCTCCCATAGAATTACTCATATTACCTACCATAGATTTAAGATCTAAATTAGCTAATACTGCATCTGTATAATTAGCTAGAGTACCTTGGTTTACTCCATTAGCTAACATCTCTGTGTAAGCATTATGTACATCTGTATAATGTGCCATTTTTTTAGCACTTTTACCCATATAAAAATCAGTATATAATTTTTTATTAAATTCTCTTATTTCTGGATCAGACCATTGTTTGTAGTATTCTTGAGCTACTTTATTCCAATAGTCTGCGCTACCTTTATAACCAGTTACTGCTTCTATACCTTCACCTACTTTGGCAAGAGCTAGTGATAAATAAGTACCTACTACATTACTTAAATCACTAAAATGTTCGCCTATATTAGCTACACTACCTTGTATATAATCTTTAGAATAAGATAGATATTTAGATAATATACCATCAGATTTATCAGCATCTGTTTTATTATAAGCGTTCATTCTAGCTAAATATAAATCATCATGATTAGCTATTTCTCCTGGTCCTTGTACACCACCTTGTAAATAAGTTGCTTCTAATACTTCTGGATCAGTCATTACTTTCTGGTTCTTATGGCGTATCTCTCTTAATTGTCCTGTTTTAGGATCAATATATGGTAATACATAATCTTTATTTATATTTACATCTGAACCAGTAAAAGCATTATTATATATTGTACTAAACATTTTATAAGCATATTGACCATTATCTGTATTTAGATCAAATAAATCTTGAGGCAATGTTTTTAGCTTTATTCTTAATTTTTTTAAAGTAGCTTTTTCATTTAAAGGTATATTTCCATATGAACCATACTTATCTATTAAACTTGAATATATATTTTTATATTCTTTCGCTGTTTCCATAATATATGAATATGCTTTATTTGCTTTAAACATTAAATCTTGTTTCTTTTCTGGATCTCCCACATCTGCAATTGCTTGTTTGAATGGATTGTTATTAGGGTTATTTACTAAGTATGACTCATCCATATCAGTATAAGTTGGTTGAGTATCTTGTATCCATTGAGGTGGAGTAAAAGGAGTATCTCCATGAATAGGGGTATTTACTCGTGAAGACATTTCTTCGGTAGAAGGTCCTGTATTTGTACTTATACTATTTAGTGCTTCTAATAACATTTATTTACTCCTTATTTTTTAAAAGACATATTAGATAATACATCTATATTCTGCCAAGTATCTGATTTATATCCCATATGAATTAAAGGACCTACACTAGATAAACTTTTATATATATTACCATTAGGATTTATTACATATTGATAAACATTCATTTGTAATTTTTTTGGATCCAGATTATATAAAGAACCTATATTATTACTTGCTACATTTAATGCAGATAGAAGTAGTCCTTTATGTGAATTACCACTATCATCTTCTAATTCTTCTTTGATATCATTTGCCATATTATCTATAAATAAATTATTATCAGTAGAAGCTATAGTATCAATACCTTTTTTAAGACCATTAGCAATAGACATTGTTTTATTTATTGCATCATATGCTATTTTAGGAGACATACCTTTATTTTTAAGTATTTGGATTAAATGTTTTTCACCTTCAGGTAAATTATATTTATTTGGATTTTCATAATGTTTTATAAAATTACTATCTTTAGATATAGTATATAAATCATTATAATTTATATTGTTATTAGCTATCTCTTGCTGTAAGATTGTAGTAATTGTATTATAATTAGTATTTATTATACCTAGTGTATCATTATTACCATATTTTAAATAAGAACCATCAGGTAAATTTAATGCATTAACTATATTAGGCATTTTTGTCTCTAAATCTTTCATATCATAAGAATAAACTACTTCTCCTGTTTGTGGATTAACACTCTGTTTAGGTGCTATACCTAAGCCATCTAATAATTTTAAACCTTTTGGAGTAACATTTCCATTATTATCAATTAGACCTAATCTTTTACCATTATTCAATTTACTATAAGTTTCTTCTATATTTGAGAAATAATTTCTAAGTTTTTTATTATTAGCTGAAGCTTTTAAACTTTCATTAGTTAAACCTTGCATTGTTTTTATACTTCTTGGATTAGTAGTTGTTCCACTTCCGAAACTTTTACCAAGACCTCCTCCATTTAGAGGTATACCATTAACTTTATAAAATTGTAAAGTATCAGCTAATGATTTCATTCTGGCTTTCTCTGTTAATTCTAATTCTGCTGCTTTTTGTTGTAATTGTAATGGTAATTTTTTCTTAAATATATCAAACAATCTTTCAGAATTATAATCTGATATAGCTTTATTTTTAGCTATAGCTGCATTTAATTTACTAGCATCTTTAATATCTGCTTGTTCTTTCGATATTCTTGCTATATTATCTTGAGTATTTTTATCTACTCTATTCTCAAATACATTATTTAATGCAGTTACATTTCTTCCATATGTATTTAATGCTTTAGACATATTTCTATACTTCTGCCCAGTTATATCAGTTTCTTTATTATAAATATTACCTATTGATCTTGCTTCTTCAATACCTGTTCGAGCCAGAGATTCAGAAGCCATAGACACATTTCTACTTGCCTGGTTCAATGAATTCAATAGGCTTGCAGTATTTACTGTTTGATTAATATCATTAGCATTAAATATTTTCTGTATTCTTCCATTCATCATTTTTAATTACCTCCATATGAAGCTGTAAGTTTATCTCTTAGAGCTGCTTTTCTTTTATATTCATTTTTTTGTATATCTAATGCCCATTTTTTAGCTCCAAGTTCCCAATCAGTGATACTCTTATTGTATGCAAATTGTTCTTTTTGAAAATCTAAATTAGCTTGTTGAATTTCTTTAGCCCAATCAAATCTTTCTCTTTGGAAATCCATATTCTTCTGATATAAGTTCATTTGATCAGCCCATTGACTTCTAGCAAATGCTTGTTGTTGGTTTCTAATATCTCTTTGAAATTGTAAGTCTAAATTGTGTTGTTCTTTCTGCCAATTTAAATTACTCTTTAATAAATCATATTTTTGTTGTGAAGCTTTATCAGCTAAAGAAAGCATTCCTTTATAATAATCTGCTAAAAAACTACCACTATTAGGATTACTTAAGTCTATTCCAGTATTTAAAGGTTGTCTTACTTCAGGTGTTTTTGTTGCAGTGTTTACTGTAGTAGTAGTTTCTTCTAATGGATCTCCATTATCATCAAATATATTTGTAAATCTTGGATCTGTTTGTGCTTCTACTTGTACATAGTTTACTGTAGGATACTTCCCATCATTAGCTTTATAATTTTCGAAATTAGTTACTACTGTAGGTGATTTATAAGGTTGTATATTATGTGCGAATTTATCATTACTTTTTTTTAATAGATTATTCCATGCTGTATTATCCCATGCCATTAGTTTTCCTTTTATATAAATTTTAATAAGATTATAACAAATAAATATAAAAAGAGAAGGAGGGAGAAGAAACGAAGATTTTATTTTTTATTTTGTTTTTTAAATTCAGTATAAGTAATATCTGGACCTTTTGGATATGAAATATTATATTTATTTACTAATTTAGCTTTTTTATTTCCTGTTGGTTTACCTAATCTATCTGTTTCTTGGATATGTTTAATGATTTTTGTGTCTTTAAGAATATCAATTAAAGCTTTTTCTAACCATACATCTTGTCCTAATGGAACCAGTCTAGCTAATTCAAAGTATTTATTACCGAAACCTACAAATGCTGTTTCATCTTCATCATCTCTTGGATCATTACTTGTAATATTTACAAAGTATCTTTCTGTAGCAGACTTTCTTTTAATTGCCATTCTTTCTCTTTCTGTTAATGGTTTAATTTCTTCTGCTTTTTCTACTGTTAATTCTTTTTTAGCTTCTTCAATTTTTTCTTCTAATTTAGCTACTGTAATATTTTTAGGGTATTCAATTCCTAATTGATCTGCTTCTTTTTTTACTTCTTTAATGTCTCTCATGTTTTATCCTTTGGAATATTTTATTTTCTGGTTCAAAGAGAACCAGTAAAATTAGTTATTAAACTAATTTACAAGTTACTTCTAATCTAAGTAGTTTTTCTGCTTCAAGAATAATTCCTGCATACCAGAAGTTATAACTAAATAAACCTTTAGTACCATATGGGTTGTTAAGTTCTTTGTTATTTGGAGAAATAGCATTGAATTTAACTTTTCCATGTCCTTTTAATCCTACTGTTGCAAATGCTCCCTCAGTTACAATAAGTGCTGGGAATACATCATAATAGTATTTGTTATCATCATCTGGATTTTCACTTGAGTAACAAACTGCTGATGGTGCTTCACCCTTATCTCCAACTATATGACCTTGATGTCTATATACCATTGCACTTTCAGACTCAATAAATCTCATATCATATAATAGACCAAATTCTCCATCTGCAATATTTGTAGCACTTGCATATTTATACACAGGAATGAATTTATCTAATCCTTCTAAATCGTATTTGATTTCTGGACCTACGATTGCATAATATGCACTATTTACAGTTTTAGTATCAATTTTAGTTGAACCAGTAACCATAGATGTATGTTTTTTAGCTCTATATTTAACTAAATCTTTTACAGATTTTCTTACTAAAGTTTCATCAATAGTATATCTATCTGAAGTAGCATCATCATTTCCACCTAGTTCTCCTCTATTAGTTGCATCTCCACCATACTTAACGAAGTTACCACCTAACATATCTAATTGAACTAAATCTTCATATCTTCTTCTTGCTCTATCTCCTAATTCTTCTCTATATCTGATTTGTACAGAGTCTTCAGAGAACATTTCTACTTCATCAGTATATTCGATCATTTCACCATATCTTTCTAATTTAGTAGACATAGTTACTTTTTTAATTTTAAAGCTATTTGCTGGTCCAGAACCTTCTTCTAATCCTGGTAAACCATTAGTTACATCAGTAACATCTCTTCCACTATAAAGACCATTTGGATCTCCAACGAATTTACCTTCATCATCAACTACTTGTCTATCTAATCCCCATAACCATTTAGAGATTTTAAAAGTCTTACCATACTTAGTTGGCATAGATTTTTTATCTGCTAACATTTGGTATACATTTTTAGTAGTAGCTGCTCTAATACCAGCTCTATCATAAAAATGTGTAATAGTATTTGCACCATGAGAACTATTCGTTCCTTGGTTATATTGATTTACAATAATTTCAGCCATTTTTTATCCTTTATCTATTCATAATTTCATTATAAAGTCTATCAAACTCTTCGTCAGACATATCCATATAATTTATATGATAATCTGCATAACTTCTTTGAGGTTTAACAGCTTTATTTATACTTGCTCTTTGTTTAACTTCTTCCATTTGTGTTTGTTGTACTTGCTTTTGTTGTTGATTACTTTGTACCTTTTGTAAGGCTTCCTGTTTCTTTTGTTCGATTAGCTGACTAGCTAAATTTGCATAAATCTCAATGTATGAACCAGTAGCATTACCTAACAACATTTGTTTAGTAACTAATGGTTCAACTTCAAAGAAAATTCCTGATTTAATATCTTGGTGTAATCCTTCAATTAAATTAGGATTCTGCATTAACATCTCTTTACTTTTTGGATCCAGTACAGATTCAATTACTTTAACTGTTGTAGGATACTCTTCATCTTGAGATATTCTCTCTTCAATTTCTTTAAGTTGTACTTCGATTTCATTAGGTGCATAATTCTTAGGAGTATATTGGATCTCATCATCTGGATCAAATTCCTCATATACATCTAAATTAACATCTTTAATTAATTTTTTAACAGCTTCTTTATTTCCCTGTTTAATATCAACTAATAGATTTAAATCATCTACACTTAATTTTTGTTGTTGCATTAATTCTACAGCACTTCTAAAAGGACTGATTTGTTGCATTTTTCTTGTATAGTCTACACCTTTACTTGCTAACTGATAGAGTTCTTCGATATCCTCGATTGGAATCTCTTTTCCTGCAGCTTTTAAAGGTTTAAGTTCAAACTGTTTATTCTTTGTAGATTTATTTTTTTTAGGTTGCTCTTCTATAGAGTCCTTTTCAGTTTCATCTACATTTTCTTCATTCAGTTTAGTATTTGTTTCTGTATTAGAATCCTGTTCATTTTCAGGTTGTTCTAATTCATTTTTTATACTTTCTAATTCTGCTCTTTCATCTGGGTCTAAATCATCTTCTTCTTTAGGCATAGATTTTTTAGACTCTTTCGCCATTGCTTCTAACTCTTCATCAGATTTTTCCCATAAAGAATCTTCATCTAAAGGTGTTACTTCTGGGTTTGTTTCTTTATTCATATGTTATCCTTTTATTATGCTTCTACTTCTTCTGCTTCTACTGGTTCATCTAAATCATCGATACCTTCATTCATAAGTTCTTTTCCTGTCATTTCAATATTAAGTAAAAATAAATGTAAGTTACTTTTAGCTACTAACTCTTCCATTACATCTGGTCTTTCACCATTTCTTTTAATAGCAGGGTGAGCCAGTAAGCTAAAATTATCCATTACACTATCATGTAAATACTTATTTCTAATAAGTAACTTAAAGTCAGGATTTTTATCTAATCTTTTAAGTGCTTCATAAAGTACTAATGCTTCTTCTCTTGTTTCTTCTTTCATGTTAATCCTTTGTTTTAGTTTGTTTGTTTTTTATTTTTATTGCATTGGTTGTTGAGGTTGACCACCACCACCTTGTTGTTGCATATGTTGTAAATATCTCATTACAACTTGTTTTACTACGCTTGGTATATTAGGATCATTCATAATATCTTGAGGGCTAACTTGTCCTGCTTGAATAGCTTGAATAATCTTAATAGCCATAGCTTTTATCTGTTCTCCCTGCTGGTCTCCACCTTGAGGTTGTTGAGCAGGTTGAGCCATACCACCTTGTTGCATTTGTGTTTGCTCATCCATTTTTTATCCTTTATTACTTTGTAGAAGAATTATATACTAATTACTTCTTATTTGTCAATTCTTAGGCTTTTTAGCTTGTATATTAGCTAATTCTTTTTTTGTAAGTAAATCTAATAAAGTTTTATTTAACTCTAATTTATTTCTACTAGTAATTTCATTAGCTTTTAATTCTAAGTTAGCTTGATGTTTCATAACATCTGTAACAGATTTTAATTTTTCTATTTGCATTTGATTCTCATGATCTGTATTTTCTTGTTTTCTTGTAAAATCTAAATCTAGTAAATCAGCTTTACTTTGAGCTTCTTGTGCTTTAGCTTGTTTAAGAGCATAATCAGCTTCATTTTCTTTAGCTCCTGCTTGTTTAAATGCAATTTCAGCTTTAGCTTTTTCTATCTCAAGTTTTTTCATTTCTTCTTCTAACGGATCTGGTTTAGGTTGGAATTGTGCTAATTTAATTGCTAATTCAGGCATACCACTTAATTCAGCGATTTCTGCCATAGCTATTTTAGACATTTCCATAGGCATATTAGGACCCATAGTTTGTAATAAAAAAGAAAGTTTTTTAACTTTAGAATCATTAGCTTGATTAGTAGATATATTTATTTCAAAGTCAGAATATAAATCTTCTAAATAATCATTACTCGGTTCAAATGGGATACCTGTAATTTCTTCTATTTCTTCTGGTTCCATAAAATAATACATATAACTAAGCCATTTAATTAATAATGGTTTAATTGCATTTTCAGCAATGTTTCTAACTAAATCTAATTCTCTAACTGCTGGAGCATTTAGTTTATTACTTTCACTTGCTGCAGTAGTACCTAGAGCTTGTGAACCAGCCCCTGAACCAGGAAGTGTATTACTTAAAGTATTTATTTCATTATCTACTTCATGCATAATAGTAAATATTTGATTATTTATAGGGGTATAATGTCCTTGATAAAACTCATTAGGTGAAATGTTATATTCAAATGACTTACCTTCCATAAATCTTTTTTTATTTACGGCATCTAAGTTACCTTTTCTTACACCTCTTTGTTGTGAATTACTTTGAGCCAGGTCATCAATAATACCTCTAATAATACCTGTTTTAATCTTCTGTAAATCATCTAATATATCAGGCATAGATAACCCATAAATACTAAAAGGTTTTTTAGTAAATTGTAATACTATAAATGGTATTTTTTCATCAGGGAAAGGGTTATTTTCTAATCTAATAATAGTATCATTTATCCATGTACATACTATAGGTTCTGCTATACCATCTCCATTTAGATCGTAGTTACCCCAATATTCATACATAGTTAATTTTCTTCTTGCAGAGTCTTTAAAATTAAATAATTTCTTAGCTTCTTCATCTTCTCTGATCCAGTCAAATGAAGTATCATGATCATCTTGATATTCTTGTAACATTTCAGTATTAACTTTACTTTCTATTTGATCTAAGTTTTTATAAATACCTTGTTGTTTTAATTCACTTAAAGAAGTTTCTGTTCTATGAATTATAAATTGAATGTCTTCTTGTTTAGTAGCTCTTGGATCAATATAAATATCTTCATTTCTACATACTATAGCAGTAGGTTCATTTACTATATTTACTGTATCTTTAACTGTCATAGAACCAAAGTTTATTTGATGTCCTGTAGATGTAGTATGTACTATAGGTAGTTCTTTACTAATATCTTTACTTTTATAATCCCATCCAGTTCTAATTACAGCAGTACCTTCTATTTGTAGAGTTTTAATTAAATCAGTCATAAAAGTATATCTAGGAAATTTACGAGTAAATTTATAATTAGCTAATTTCATAGATTGTAATACAAATCCTTTTCTCTTAACATGTAAAGAGGATAATTTAACTATTTTAGTGTTATTCACAAATGGTTCTTTAATTATAGAATGTTGTTGTTCTACTTGTCTAAATATATCTCTACTTACAAATTTAGACCTACCTTTCTTTTCATTCCCATATAATTTACCTTCATATCTATCTATAGAATTCTTTATATATGGATTTACTTCAGTATTTTTATATTCCTGAGCATCCTTTAAGTCTTGTTTAAACTTTTCTAAAATACTATTTAAATTTATCATTTTCCATTATCCTTTAAGAATTTATTTAATATATTGAACCAGATATAATTATTAAAATTATAACCTAATATAGTATCTCTTTCTGTTACAACTAAAAATTTCAATGAGTAATATAGTAATTCTACAAAATCTAATAAGATAAAGTCTTTAGCTATATTATATATAAGAGGGAATAATATATTATCTTTACTATCTTTAGCTTTATAAGTATAATCTTTACCATTTAGTTTATATATTACTTGTATATCTTTTATAGAATATTCTATGTAATATTCTTCAAAGTATTTTCTAATAAATATATTATTGTCTGGATCAATTATTTTTACGAATGTACCTGTCTTAGTAGGGTAATGATGTGTAACTGTATCTGTATTAATATTATAATTAAATGATACATAATTATTATCATTTTTCCTTATTTTCATTGTAGTTGTAGTATCATTGTTGGCATAATATTTATGCATTAAGTTAAATAAATACTCATTAATAATAGCTTTTTCTTTATATGGATCAATCAATTGTATTGCAAGTATTTCATTTATAATATCTTGTTTGAAAGTTATATTGCTATAAGCATTCATAGTCATAAAATATTTATTAGTCATTAATCCCCATTTATTTGAAAGCAAACCTTTATGTTTAATTTCAAGTATTCCTTGTAATTGAATATCTTCTTCTATAAGAAATTTATCTTTAGCATCAGTTAAATAACATTTTTTAGTTCCATCATCTAATAAGTATTCTACATATATTAATTCATCTGTATTAAAATCTTTATCTATTGATATTTTATCTTTATCTATATCAATAGTTTCATCATCTTTATCATCTTGATTATCATCATCGTTACTTGTACCAAGTGTATCAGAATCTATTTCATAATCTATATCCTCTTTAAATGATATTTGATTATTATCATTATCTGCATCTTTTACTGTAAGCTTATGGGTATTATCATCAGTATCTTTTACATCAAACGATCTATCAATTAAATTAGACCAATCTAATTGTGGAGGATATATATCTTTTACATCTATAAAAGTGCCTGCTTCTGTATCATCAGAGACATGTTGATTAAACTTAAATTTTCTTTTTTTATTATAAGTATGTGTAGTTCTAATTTTATCATTCGAATAATCACAATCTGAACCAGAAAGAATATAAGTATCATTATTTATAATATCTGTATTAGTATCTGAATCATATTGATTATTATCTTTAAGGTAATTTATTACATTTTCATTACAATCTTCTGTAGCATGTATTGTATATTTATCATTATCTCTATTAACTGAATTTATATAATAATATTTATTATCATCTTTAAATACATCTGTTTCAAATGAATATTCTTTATCTCTTTGAAGATACCATAATGCTTGATACAATTCATCTAAATTATTATTATACTGAGAAAATATTATTTTTTCAGCATTACTATCTATCTTACCTTTTATATACTGAAGAATTGCATTTTTATCAACATATTTTATTTTAGAACCAGTAGAATAAGAAGATAAATTAAAAGTAGTAGCATTTTTATTTTTAATTAATACTAGTTGTTTATACATGTTTTTCATAGCTTGAGTATTTGTATCTACTCTTGGTTTATTAAAAGACATTAGGTCTTTTAAACTAAATTTATTATCTTCTGGTTCATTTGGGATAGAAAGGATATTAAATCCTTTTACCAAGTTTTCTAATCTCATCTATAATCTGCCAAGTAATTGTATAATTCAGTTGCTCTATCATCCGATATAATTGAAGGTTTACTTTCTAATTCTCCTGTAGTAAACATTAATGACCAAGCATCCATTTGAATTTTAAACATTTCAAGAAATTTTTTATCTACAATAGATTGAGCAGTTTTATCTTCTACTTCTATTTTTTTATCTGTTAATTGTAGTTCTTTATCTTTTAGACTTAAAAGTTTAGGGTTTAACGCTTGTTTATATTTTAATTCTTGATCTTGTAATGCTAATTTAGATTCTCCTAATTTAACTTCAGTATCTACTTTTTTATTCTCTAATACTAATCTATCTTTTTCAATACCTAATTTTTCTTTCATTATTAATATTTCTGTATCAATTTTAGTAATATTATGAGCCATTACCTCTATTTCTTTTTCTGCTTTCATTAAAGCTAATTTTAATTGATTGTCTATTTCATCTATTTTCTTTAAAGTAAGTTTAGTATTAGCATCAGTAAGTTCATTATCTTTTACTAATTTAGCATATGCTAATTTTGTATCTGCTTCTAATTTTTCTTGTGCTTGTTCTGCATCACCTGCTTTAGTTAATGCTTGTCCAAGTATTTGAACCAGAGCAGTTGCATAATCTGAACCAGTAAGCCTTCCTGCATCATATTCTTCTTGTAATACTTTAGTAACATTTTGTTTGTATGTTTCAAATATTCTGTTAAAATTTTCTGTATCGAATGCCATTTACTATCCTTTTATTATAAATCTATGTTCTGTAATACTTGATGTTTTAAATACTGTATCTTCAATACTTTTAGCTAATGTATTACTATCTGTATCTTTTATATCATCTGCGAATTTAACATATCTTTTATCACTTCTTATATAAGTAATTTCATGTTCCTCTATATCACCATTTGAATTTGTCCATCTAACTTTTCTACCTACTATATCTTTATCATAAGGTCTATTATTATCATGAAAATTCTTTATTCTTATATCTTCTCCTGCTGATTTATCTCCAGTATCTCCATCAAATTGAAAATCAAATTTATTGTTATATTCAATAGCACATTCAGTAATCATTTTAACCTTATTACCTATGAACTTTTTATAATTTAAAAAGTTAAAATGTTCTTTTAACTTATTATTTTCATTATATTTACTATCTACATATGGATAATATAATCTTTTATTATTTATTACAACAAATTTATTATCTTGATTTTTAATATCTATAAGAGTACATTTCATATAAATATTTTGTATATTATATTGATCACTCCATATTTCATTGTTATCTCTTAATTTATGATATAAATCATAAACTATTATATTGTATCTTAATGTTATTAAGTCTTTTATATAAATATCCTGATATAATGAATCATATTCAGGTATCTTTTGTAATTCTATATACTTTTGCATTTTATATTTCCTTATATACTATTCTGATGCCTAATACTTAATGTTGAATATAATGATACCAAATAAACAGTATGTTCTCCACATTCTATAGACTGTACATTATTAAAATTATAATATTCTGATACATGGTATCTGGTTCCTGGTACATCATAATCATATTCAGTATGTCCTGATACAGTTATATTATCATTTGTTGTTGTTGTATCATTTATAATTATTTGTTTTACAGAGGATCTATCACTAGCATTACTATAAAATAAATCTCTACTATTTGCTACTGTATTACCATCTATTTTTACAGAAGCATCACCAACTTCATAGCTCATATTAGTTACTTCTGTATCAGCATCTGCTCCTGGTAGTTTACCTGGTTTTACTATTAATATGGTAGTATCTGAATCTTTACATACACTAAAGTTACATAAAGGTATTTCTTTATTACATTCTGGATCATCACTATTATTTTCTATATATGTCATAGTAAATGTGCCTGTAGTGTCTGGTATACTAATATTTGATTCATCGATAATTTCAAATGTATCATCCATAGATAGCTTTACTCCTGAAACCTCAGTTAATCCTCTAAGAGGGTCATTATTAGCTCTTGTAATTTGTACACTTTTAGCTATAGGTACATTTAATTTAAGTGTTCCATTAGAAGGATATACATTTTGTGATAGTGGACAAGGTATATGTACTAAATTTTCATTATCACTATCTGAATTACCTATTAATCTATAGAACCAGCCAGATGCTATACATGCATGTGTATTACTACCTACAACATATGTAGTTAATATATCATTAACACCTTCATCATAAATATCATTTCTTGTATCATCCATATGTGTACAACCTGCTGGATATTTACAATTAATTATCTCATTACTTAAAGTTACAGTACCATAACTAAATGGTGGTATAGAATAACTCTTTTTACTAGTTATTTTATTAAAACTTTCAGCATCTGTTAATCCTTTACATTTAGCATTAAACGCAGGAGTCCTATATTCTCTTACAGCAGCTGTACCTGTTAAAGGTGGATTATAAGTTTTAATATCTTTAATTGCTTTAGCATATGAGTAATTACTTTTAGTTGCTTTTCTGAATTTAGTTAGAACAAATATACCTTGATATATTCTAGAATTACCATTACTTGCTCTAAAAGCTAACCAACTTCTATATGCAGTTTCAGCACATAATGGTATTAAAGTAGGGTAATTTTCTATTGTTGGGTAAATATAATCTACTCCTAATATTGCTGTATTATCATGTTTGATTTTATCTGCCATATATCTTAAGGCTTCATCGCTTGGAAAATGTGGAGTAGCTTCTCCTTTGTTACTATAATACTCATCTATATATGCTCTTATTTTATCGCATCCATCGAAAAAATTTGGTGGAGGAGCATATGTAGGTGCATTAGGAGGAGCTAATTCTGGATTAGCTAAAAAAGAAGGTAATGATGGGTCAAATATAGTATAACCTTTACCTTCTAAATCTTCTAAACCACTTGTAGGGAACCAGAGAGGTTCACCATTTTCATCATAATTAAATGGTTGCCCTGCTATCCATTCTGTAAAAGATGTACTTGATTTACTATCCCATTCATTAGTAATTAAAGGATACTTATTTAAAGCATCAATTTTTAATCTTTTTGCTTGTCCTGGTTCATTATAAGTGTATTGTAATAATTTATCCATATTCTTCCTTTATACATAAAATGTTAAATTATAATTAATATCTTTTATTATAGGACTAACTATATCAATAGTAAAAGATATACTATCATTCTTTGCTTTAATAAAATAAAGTTTGTTATTAGTTATTATATCATCGAAATTAAAATAAAAAATATTATTAGATGAATCATGTAAAAAGTTATCCATTCTATTAGCTTTAATTAAATTATTATTAATTAAGGTAGCTGAACCAATATTAGTAATTTTAAATCTAAATATATTATCCATATTTTTCATAAAAGTAGGTATAGATTCTATATCATCAGTAATATCAATAATTTTATTAGTAGTTATTATATTATCTTTAGGTGATTCTCTATAAAATTTATATCCTACTTTACTATTATTATATTTTATAAAATCTTCATATTCTTCTATAGTAATAGTTGAACCAGTAGGAATAATATAATTATTAGATTTTTTAATTACTTCAAATGATGTTTTTAAACCTGTTGAAGTATCTTCAAGTATTATATCTTGCGTCTTTTCTTTAGGCATTGTAGATGTTAAAGTTTCTACTTCTACTACATTAGGTAAACTTGTATTTTTTACTTTTATAGCAGTAGGTAGTTGCATATATTTACTATTTGAACCAGAAGGTACTAATTGAGTATTAGTTAATGTAAATAATTTTATTTTATTAGTTTCTTGTGGTGTATCAGTAGATAAATTATTTAAACTATTATCTAATCCATAATTTTCTTCTGTTGGAATATAGTTAATTTTTATTATTTTATTATTTACACTTATAGTGGAAACTTGTTCTTTATATAACATAGCTATCTCTTTTTCTAACAAAGATCTATTAAAAATTCTTACTTGATCTATTTGTATATCTGGTGAAGTATATCTTCCATAGAAAATTATCATTTTACTATTTTTTGTAATACTATTACATGCAGTATTATATACATATGAATATTCTTTATTATTTATAAAAATTCTTGGTTTTCCACCATTTAAATCTTTATCCCATGTAACTACATAATGTCCCCAATCAGTACCTATTTCTTCTTTCCAATTAAAATTAACTCTTGTGTTTCTTTCACTACCATCATAAAGTCTGAAATAAGGATTATAATTTCCATCTCTATTTAATATTCTTACTTGACAACTACCATTATCTGCTCTTATAATTTCGTTATCTTCATCTAATTTATTTATTTTAACCCATAAAGAGAATGTTAATCTATTAGGTAATGTTTCATTCCATTTATAATTAGGAATTTCAATAGAAACTTGTTTATTTTCTGGTTTATGTAAGCTCTTTACATAGTAACCTTCATCAAAAATAGGTGTAGTGTTTCCAATTGAATTACCATTATAATTCCCACTTAAGTCTGTTAAATCTGAATTATCAAATGTATAACATGCTATACAACTGTTGTCATTAAGTATGTCTAATGTGTTAATAGTATTTGTTGTTTTATCTTGTTCTATAATATAATCTTTATCAATAGTTACATGATATTTTACTGTATTTACTTTTTCATTATAATATAATTTATCTATTTCTTGTGCTGTTAAAGGTCTATTAAAAATTCTTACTTGGTCTATTTTATCCCCCCATGAGTATGGGTATCTCGTATCACTTGTAGTACAATAATCCCCTATAGTTAAATGACTTCTGTCATCATCAAATATACAAACTACAAAATGCCATTTTCCATATTCAAAATGATTATCACCATCATTAATTTCTTCTTTATCAACATAAACTTTACATCCTTTAACGGTCCAGGTATCGTTCATAATTAAATACTGATCTGCACCATCATCACCTCTTGGATCAAATAGGTATCTATTACTATTAGCATAAGAACCTTCAGCATAAAACCAACCTGTTACTGTTCTAACAATAGTATCCTCATAGTCTTTATCATCAAGTTGTAAGTCTGTTGTTTGACCTAATTTTATACATTTATTAAATTTACCATCATCTACAAATATAGGTGAACCTTTTTTATTTTTACCTATTGTTAAATTATACTTTCTATTTAAATCATCAGCATTACCATCAAAAGTGTAACAAGCTACACAGCTACCATCTCCAAAAATGTCAAGAGTATTAGTTGTATTAATAATTTCTTCAGATTCTTTTACAGATAAAACTTTAAATATATCTTTATTTTTACCAGATACATCTTTAAAATATTTAACATCTTTTATTTTTGGATCAGTAAATACTAATTTTCTTGAAGTAGACTCTTCTACTATAAATTCAATAGGTGTAGCTTCATCTCCTGTATTTATTATTATAGGCATTACTAAATTATCTATATAAGAATTATCTCTATATTTAGAAGTACCATTTTGTGTAATATCAAATATTTCATCTTTTGGATTTTTATCAGTGTTTAACTCTATTTGATTTATAATATCTGACATAAACATTTTAAATTCCTTCTCTTACATAAAAGACATCTTCTTCACATAAGAATTCTCCACCATCATCTTTTAATACAATATATGGTTGAACTATATATGTACCTTCTACACTAAAATCATCTTCAGTAGAATAATGTATTACTGCTTGATTATCTGAGTCTATATCATCAATACTTAACTTTACTTTTGTTCCATCAGATTTTTTCATCCATACATAACTTTTATTTTTGTCTACATCATTTGTATCTATACCTATAATAAATACCATTTTAACTTTTGTATTTTTCACATATGTTATATTGTCAGCCATTTATAATCCTTGTATTTAAAATAATATTTTTATGTAATTTATTAGTAAATGTCATATTTAATTTACATTTAGTTATTTTATTAATAATAACATAACATTTATTGTTTAAATTCATAGATTTTATACATTTATTTTTTAATTGCATTGTTAAACCTTAAAGTTTTTGTAAGAGTAACTTTTCTAAAAATCATACCATTTAAGTTATTTAATTTCTCAACTTTAGTGTATCTATATTTAATAATTAAATTAAACTCTTTGCTTAAACCATGTGTAAGAGAACCTATCATTCAGGAACCCTTTTATATACATCAGTCTCTGTTGGATCACCATCTTTATTATATAATTTAAATGAAGCTATTACATCACCATCATTATTATAATATTTAAGTTTATTATCTTTAATTTCCATCTTACCTGTTTCTATCTGGTTCATTAAATTTAGAATATCTTCTGCTGATTTATCTACTACTTTTATTTTAGATATATCGAAATCTAATTCAATGTCTATTGCTTGAACCAGAATAGTAATAATTCCTGGATTAGAGAATTTAGTTTGTATTTCATAAGCTCCTGTGTTACCTACTTGATTTATTTCATTACCTTTTTTAACTTCTGCTGATAATGGTTGTCTTAAATAAATATATGTATCATCTACATCAATTACATACATCCAAATATCTTTATCTTTAATTTTAAATCTCATACCTTTAGTAATATTAGAAGTATCATCTAAAGTTAATTTAGTAGATCCTGAATCAGTATCCTTGTTAACTTTTGTAGTAATACCATCTCCTATATCTTCTAATAATTCTTTAAAAGAATCATCACTTTTAGTTAATTTATCATCATCTAAATACTTATAGAATAGATCGAAACTATCTTCTTTTCCATATATTCCATAAACACTTAAATCTATAGTAATATTATTCTTTTCATCTTTATTCCATACAGAGAACATTTAGTTGTCCTCCATTGGAATATAAACATTAGACATTTTATCTATTAAAGGTTGTAATTGTTCACTATATTTATCATATAAATCTGTATCAACTAAAGCTTCCTTTGCTTGTATATATTTTCTATTCTTTAAAGCTCTAAAGAAATCTTTATAAGTAACAAGTTTATTTAATCCTAATGTATATAATAGTCTATACACCACTTGTTGAGCATTTGTTTCTAAATCAGCTATCCATGGTTTAATTTCTAATAATTCTTTTACCATATTATCTAATCTAACTTTTAATAAAATTTCACTTTCTTCTTTACTTAAAGGTAATTTAGTTCCATGACCTACAGATGGGTACCCTCTTGGATCCAGATAAAACGAGCTTACAAATCCTTGTTCTTGTTTTATATCTTTTATTAAATCATCTGTCAATAAAAGTTCATTATCTAAAATAACTTGCATGTCATTCCTTTTAATAAGAACCAGAAGGATAAAACTATCCTTGGATTCTTGCTCTTACTCTATTTCCTGCTTTAACAGCATGTAGAATTTCATCTAGTTTGTTGTCATAGTCAGATACTTCTACAGTTAATACTTCATTCTCAAGACCAATACTTGGATTACTAACGATGAAAGTAACAACACCTGTATCATCAAGTTTGATTTTCATTCCATAAACACCAGTATTTCCTACTCTATCTAACTCATCACCATCAGCAATATCTCCACTAATTGGATTTCTAGCTATAAGATAACCTTCATCAGCATTAACTTCTTCAACATAAAAATAGATGTCTTTATCTTTAACCTTAATAACATCACCTTTTTTGAAGTTAGATACTTTATTATCATCATTAGTATCTTTAACTGATATTTTAGTAGTACCAGCATCTGTATTACCATCAGCTGTACAACTATTAGCATCTACAGGTTTGATTGTTTCACTCCACTCACCACTATCTACTGTATTTACAGTACTTGAACCAGCATATGCATACACACACTCAAAACCAGTCTTACCATAAAGATCATCTGTTGATAAATCAAGAGTTACATTATTTTGTACCCCTTTTCTCCATAATGTTGCCATTTGCAACTCCTTTGTAAAAAAATAATCTCAGCTATATAATTATAGCTGAGATTACCCTTTTAATCTACCTTTAGTATGATTAGTTTCAGAAATTCTATCTGATACAGTGAAAGTTTGTTGTATATGTATATCACTAATATCATTATCCCAATGTAAAATATAATCATTAGTAAAGTATATTTTAAATGGTTTAGTATAGTAGTACTTATCAACCTTTACAATATCAATATTTAATTTCTTCTTATTACCTGGATCTAATACTGTACTTATACTAAGTATAAAATCATTAGGATCAGGATCTATTCTACCATCTGAATCTATATGAATACCCTTTACAATATCTGATCCAGTAGGAAAAGTATTATTTATTCGATAAAACATCTTCTATAACTTTTAATTTTTTACCTTGTAAACTTACAAGTACATCATGTACTGTATCTCTTTCTAAGTCATTAGTACTCATTGATTCTAACTTCTCTAAACCTGTAACTACTAATCTTGTATAAAATCTCTCAAAAATAGTTGACCAAGCAACTCTCCCTAACATAGTTAAAGTAGTTTCTTTAATTAAAGTAAACAGTATTGCACCCATTTATAATACCTCCTTTATTTTGTATGGATTTTTTTCTATAAATATAGTTACCTTTAAATCTATATCTGCATTATCATTGATCCAGTGAAATATATGTTTTCCTGGTTCATTTATATAAAACTCTTCTGTCCACCACCAAGGATCATCATTTATAACTTTTACATCTAATTCAGTTTCATTTAAAGGATCTGAAGCTTTAGCAAGTTTCAATGTAAAATCATCAGCTTCTATTTTAGTAAATCCACTTGTTTTCTTCATACCAAGTACTATAGGTTTGTACTGTTTATAATATGTCATAATTCTCCATCTCCATTAGTATCAGAAGATGAATCTAATTCTCCTGTGGTAGGATTTATATAGGGATTCATATCAAACACTCCTGATATTACTTCACCAGTTGAAGTGGTAAAAGTATTCTTTATTTCATATAGATTTGTCCCATAATCACAAAACACTTTGTACATTTTATTAACTCTACTATCATATATCTCAGCATACCATATAAAAATATATTTTCCATTTTCTTTTTTATTAGAATCTTTTTCCATAAAACTATTCATTACTCTTTTATATTTAGTAATTAAGTAGTCAAGAGTTTTATCTGAATTCTGCCTTACAAATACTTCATATTTTCTAAGAGCCATACAGCACTCCTTTATAAATTAGAGCCAGAAAAGAGAAAATCTCTTATTCTACTGCTCCATCTCCACCATCTTCTTCTTCAACTTCTGGGAAAAATACATTTTTAACACTAGTAACTAATGTATCAACTTTAATATCTACTACTTTAGAAAGACATTCTTTAGAAGCATAGTTAGTTCCTAAATCAGCTTTTACTGCAGCAATTTCATCTCTGTTTTGTGCAGTTTGAGTTTCAAGTGCAGCTACTCTTGCTTTTAAGTCTTCAATTTCTTTTTCAATTGCAGCTTTTACATCAGCAGTATTTGCAGTTAAAGCATCAACTCTACCGTTTACACCATCAATAGCTTGTTGAAGTAAAGTAGCTTTAGCTAGGATTTCTTCGGGTGTAATAGTCCCATCTTCATTTTCGTCAAACGCTTTAGAGAATGCGTCTGCCATAGCTTGAATTTTTTCTAATTGTTCTCCAAGACCATCAATTTTACTTAATTCACTAACGATCTCGTCTTTTAAAACACCTTTTAATGCAGCGTCTTGTCCATCTACATACGATTTTACTTGTCCAGCAACTTTAACTAATGCTTCTTGTAATTTAGCATTAATTTCAACATTTAAATCTTCACATGTTATAGCCATGATATATCCTTTTAAAATATGTTTTCTTTACCCAACCAACCACCCTAAATAAAATTATATCTAAATTATTTTAGATGTGAATTTAGAATAGAATATATTACTGCCATCATTATCCCACTAATAACAGTCCAAAAGATTTTTGCATGACTTGCTAATTGTTTTTTAATATAAGACAATTCTGTATTTATAATCTCATGTGAATTGCAAGTTCTAGGAGTATTTGCTAAAGTTTTTGCTTTTTCACATTCTTTTTCTAAAGCATCTATTTTAGTAAACATATCTTTTCTTTCATTATCTATGGCATGTTCTACCGTATCTACTCTATCGTGTAATCTAGATACACTATCTCTATGTATAGTTTCTATATTTGTAACCTTTTCAATAATTATTTCTTGTTTAGATATTGCAGAACTTATCATTTGTAGTTGTTTAGCAGTTTCTTTACTGTAGTTAACTAAATCTTTTAAAGATTCTTTAATATACACAATTTCTACATCATGTTTTTCTATCTTTGTTTCTATGCTTGTCATCTTAAACTCCATATCTTATTTTATGATAAATCTTTACAGCATTATACATTAATTTTCTGCTAAACTTATCAACTTGTAGTTCTTTTAAGCAATCACAAAAATATGTATCTGCTTTATTATATTCTTCTAAATCACAAAGATAGTCATGTATAATAGCACAAGGTAAGTAATCAGTTCTATTAGGTGGAAAAATGAACCAGAATGCTCTTGGTACAGAAGCACCATCAGTCCTATATCCAGACGGTACTATAATATCCTTATACTTTACTGGTTCAAGTAATTTAAATTTGTGTTCCTTTAGTGGTTGTAATTTAAACTCACTATATGTTAATTTACTCATGATCATAAGTCCATATTACATGTTGTGGTTTACTTGTATCCATGTCTACATGTATGAAATGTTTAGCTGGACCAAATCTAGTGAACCCTACAATTAATCCATTAGACACTATATCAAATCTTTGTGAACCAGAAGATACTGCAATATCAGCAGCTAAACCTTTAACATGCGCTGAATCTTTAACGCCACCTATTTCTTTATTATGTTTTTCACATCTATACCCACTTGTTATTTTAAATGGAAATTTACATCTACCTCTTAAATCATCTAATGCATATAGAAATTCTTTATCCATTTTCACTTGTCCACAACAAGGACAAGCAAATTCTTTTAATTTAAAATATTTTAACTTCATATTAAAATCCTTCATTTACAATAGTTTTAATTTCACTATTGATTATTGCTTTTCTAAAAAATCTTGGAAGAGTGATACTACCTTTAAAAGATTTATCACCATCATAACCTAACCAAATTTCATCAGATAAAGTATTATCTGTAGTATAATAACCGAAACTTTGTTCATCTAATATAACTCTATTATCTGAAGTAACAATTAAGCTATGCATAGCTGAATCATTCACAACTTTATCTATTTCATTACCAAAAATAAACAATTTACCATTTATTATATCAACTACTCTTTTACCTGATTTTTCATAGATTAAAGGCATATTATCAGAATTATTTGTTTGGAACCAGATAGATATACTATATTCATTAGGGGTAGTTTCTGTAACTTTACCAAGTTTTATAGAACTATCATCTTGAGCAAATGTAGCCTTATTCATAACTATACTTGGTTCATAATCGATTTTGTTTGCTTCTCCATTATATCTATTGAATTCGTCATCAATATTATAATTTAAAAAATAAGCAGAAATTTCACTTAAATCTTTGAATAATTCTTTATAAGAATCAGTTAATTTATGGTTATGTAAATGACTCATTTCTAATAAAGATATAGAATCTCTAAATGAATTAAATAGTGAAAATTCCATATTATTATACTTTTCATTCTTAAGTATTCTACCACCTAAAGTTGATAATGCTGTATCTATATGAAACGAATTAGTTGTACTTGCAACTTTTTCTTTTACAGGAACTTCATTATTGTAGAATGATATAGTCTTATCTTTATATATCATTGTAAGTCTATAATATTTACCTGGTTCTATATGACTTGCTACATCACTTTTTTCTGAGAAAACTACTGATTTTCCATTAGTATCTAATATTTCTCCATATAGATATAATACTTTATTATCTGAGTCATACTTCTGTGTAATTTCTAATTTATTTTTAGTATCTACATCAGTGTGATCATTTAAAGTAAATATAACTTTATCATCATTATTATCTATTACTTTTATTTCAAAGTCAATAGTCCAGTTATCTTCGTAATAATCTAACCCTAATATATGGGGAAATGTAATAGCAGTAGCATGATCAGAATAAGTAACAGCACTAAATTTCATATTATTTAAATTCTTTTTATATTCTGCAAACATCTCATTGAACCAGATAGCATCATAACCTGCTGTACTTGCAGTAGTACTTCTATTAAATTCTAAACACACTCCATCAATATGTCTATTTAATTTATTCTTATTAAGGCTAATAGGTCTATAAGTAAATAACTTATTTCTATCAATAGTTCTTTTAAATGTATTTCTAAATATTCTGAAATCATCTATTTGTCCTATGAACCCTACATCTACTTCATTTGAACCAGTTCCTGCAAGGAAAATATCTAAATAAGTATTCTCTCTATAATGTTCATAGTAACCCGTAGAAATAGGCACATTATCTAAGGTAATTCTCCATGTACCTTTTTTAAATTCTATTATTAAATGATGTCTAAATGTATCATTTATATTTACTCCTGTATTTACTTCATAAACATTATCTCCATCACCTGTTTTAAAAATTAGATTATGATTATCATTATCATCTCCAATAATTAAACTAAATGTTTTACTATCATGAGCATATTCTACAATTCTTCTTCTAACATCATCATTATTATCTGAACCAGAAATAATAAAGAATGCTACACTAAAATTATCTTGAAATACTTCTTTATATTCATCATAAGTAAATCTAATTTTAGAATTAGTTTTACCATTAAATTTAATAGCACTTCCATTTATAATACCATTAGTAAATATTATATTTTCTCCACTTTCTACTTCTGGTTCTTTATTTTCCATAAAGTCTTTAAAATTCTCTTCAAAGCCATACCAAGAAATTAATTCAGCAGTATCTGCATAATAGTTTTCTTGTTTTAAATTTGCAGGGATTTCTTGGTTGAGGGTAAATGTATTATTAAATACATCTTGTAAAGTTCTATCCCATAATGTAGTAGCACTAATATCAGTATATTTATCTGATCCAGAAGCTACTACTTTAACTATGTTTTCATCTACAGCCATTGTTGCTAAATTAAGTGTATTATCCATTTATTCTCCTTATAATTCTTCTACTATAATAGTACTTGCGCACCATCTCGCATATGCATTGTTATTATCATATTTTCCTCTATTTATATAAACATCATCCTGAGCAACTAATCTAACATCATAAGTATGTTTCCCTTTAGTTACATTTTTATCAATAAATTCAAATGAAGCACTATTATCACTTTCATCATTACCAATAGTAGATGTGCAAAAAGTAGCATTTCTTACATCTGTAGAATTTGAACCTAGTATATCTTTTATTTGTTTTCCATCTCTATATATATAAAAACAAGTAACTCTTCTATCATCTCCATCATAATGCCCAACTCTACCTATATTTACAGAAACTCGGACATTAGTTATTTCTTTTTTAATATCAATGTCTACTTCGAATCCATCTATTTTAGTAATATTTTCTGTGTTATAATGTGGTGTGTCAGTAAATATAGTCTGTGCTATATTAGTTTTAGCATTATCATTACATACTGCATTAACGTCTCTCATCTTACTATCCTCCATTCTCCAGCTTTAAATATGATTTCATATCTACCTGAAGTATTTATAATAACTTCATCCATATAACCATCTATTTTATGATTATTACTAAACACTATAGTAGGACTTTTATCAAATACTTTATATAAATCGATTATTTTTATAAAAGTATCTTCTACTGGTTCATTAGGTAATTCAACTCTAATATTTCTACCTCTACTATCAACCCATACAGTTTCTCCATTATTAGCTTTATAATCTTTATCTATTGTAACTGTATTATTACTATAAAGTTTATTCATAGTATTTATATCATTTTTAGTATAAGTATCAGCTACAGAAAAAGTATTCCAAGTATTAACTTGTATCATTGAACCAGAAGGTAAAAATGAATCAAATATAATTGACTCTCCATTAGACATATCACAAGAACCATAAGGTTTAGGGAATATAGTAGAACCGTTTACTGATACTTGTATATTAGGAAAATCATATTTCTGTTTTAAGGTAAATTCTTTAGTTTTACCGTCAGCTATAAAATATTCGGTATTCATTACCATTTCAACTGTAGTAACTTCACTATTCCATTTATCTCCATTCCATACTTTTAATTTTTTTAAAAGTGTAGAAAAATAAACATCCCCTACCTCTAAATCACTACCATCATTTCTGGTTACTGGATCAGTATAATGTGAACCAAGATAAACTTTACCTATAAAATTTATTTCTGTAGAAGAATCTGCTAATATATTTATATTAGGTAAATCCTCTTTAACTTCATTAATATTTTCTAAATCATCTGCTATTGCTTTATAAGTATCTAAATTATCAACAGCTTCAACAACTTTATTATCTTTTATTTGTTTAATTCTCTCATCTAGTTCTTTCTTAAAATTTTGTAAATATATATTTAAGAAGTCATCTATAAACTTTTGAGAATTATCACTTCCATATAATCCCATCTTTTATCCTTTTACACAAAATTAATTATATTATTATTATATTCTTCAACAGAATTTAAACCACCATTATTCTTAATCAATTCTTGTATAGCAGTATAAAATCTTTGATAATATAAATTTTCCATCTGAAAAGCATTAACATTACTCACAGAAGTATGTAATCTATCTAATACTCCCCAATATAAAGCATTCTTTATCCTCATATAATTTAGATCAGATAACTCACTAATATCATAGTAAATAACTGAACCATAAACTAATGCTTTATTATAAGTCTTAAAATCAAATCCTTCATTAAGTTTTAACCAATCACCTTCTATAGTTTTATTAGGTAATTCTCCAAAATCGATATTAAGACACTCTAATACATTTAAAGCTTTTATTTTAGTATTTCTAACTTGTTTATTTTGATCAGGTAAAACAAATTCTCCAGCTTCTATATCAGTATTAAATTGATTTGAACCAGAAAAAGTAATAGTATTAGTAATACCTGTAGACACTCCTTGTTCTAAAATAGTTTTTAAATTATAATCATACTTTTTTTCCCTAATAATTTCATTAGTGACTGGATCCCTTTTTTCATCTAATAGATCAAATGTGATAATTCTTTTAAAAGGATTTGCTTGTATTTGAATATCTATTAGTATTTCATTAGCTAATGTAAGCAATTCATCATCATCTTTTTTAATGTTATTAAATAAATTCCTTAACACTTTTATTATATTATTATTATCTAACATTTATGTATCCTTATATATCATATGGATTATATCCATCATCTTCTTCTTCATAATACGACACTTCTTCAAATTCATCAGTCTTCTCATTATATTTATATTCCACAGGTGCACTTGGTAATATAGGCTCAAAAGTAATCAACATAGAAATTATATCTAAAAAGTCATCATGTTTAGATTTAAACCCATCAGCTGATACATTAAATATTTCAGATAACCCTTCATCCATAAAAGTACTGCCTTCTAACTCAGAAGCAAACCATATTCTTTTAGCTTTAAATAAAGGTTCTACTAACTTAAATCTACTAAATTTATTAGTACTTGGTCTAATACCTGGTTTAGAAGCACCTGGTTCTGATAGCAAATTAAAGAATATATTCCTTTTAATCATTTCTTGCTGGATCCAAGATATAAATCCTCCTTGTTGTCCTGTTACTTCCACGCCTACTCCAAGTGGTTTATACATAGAAATAAATCTAAATAAATCATTTATATTTTCATCCATTTGCTGTCTAGCTAATTTACCATCAACTAATAAGAATTGCCCTTCTGTATTGACAGCCCATACACCTACAACACTGTAATCAGCACTTCTCTTTTCACTTGTAGCAAAGTCAGTAGTAATATAGAAGTTATAATTACTTTTGTTCTTAAAGACTTCTTTTCTACTGAACCAGACAATATCATCTGGTTGGATTAACATATCTTCTTTACTTAAAATTCTAAGCATTAATTCCTGGTTAAATGAATGTATCCTACCTACTGCTTTAGCAGACTCATACTCATCTTTAACATATTCATAAGGAAATCTATCTTCCCAGCTACCTATAAACTCTTCTGGTCTACAAGGGAATTTAGTTGCAATAGGATAAACACTTACATCCCAAGTACCAGATTCTACTACCTCAACTAATGGATCATTCTTATTAAATGGAGTACCAATATAAATAGTTTTACTCCTTGTAGGGTGCATAGCTTTACCTATAGCATTATGAACATTATTCTTAACATTCTCTAATTCAGTGGGAGATTTAGCATCTTGATCTGAAAGTAAATCATCCATTACTACTAATTGAGGTCTAATACCCATTTCTTTAGTACCCCTTATATTAGTTTTAGCACCATACATCTTAACTACAAACTTTTTACCTGATTTATTAACAAACTCTAATCTATTATCTGTAAATCTAATCTTAGGTACCCACTCTTTCATAAAATCACTATTCTCATATCTTGACTCTATATTCTTTCTTAAGTTCTTAGCCCCACCTTCAGCACTATCTGCTACATATAAAGCTAGACTTACTTCTCCAAAACCAGGCATCTCTCCAAATACAGCAATATACATAAACATATACTCTGCAATTAGAGTAGTTTTAGCAAATCCCCTATGACACACAATAGCATGTCTTTTCTTTCTACTAAATACATTATCTAATACTTTAAAATGTACTACAGGAGTTTTATTTTCTTCTGCTCCTCCATTAACCATCTTAATAAAATTAACAAACTCTATAGCCTCAGGAGAAGGAGTATATCCATCAAACTTATACTCAGCTTCATTTAAATAATCTTCTAATGTTTTAGTCTTCACCATAACATTTGTCCTTTATTTCTTGTTCTAATCTAAGTAAATACTCATTAACTTTCTCCTGATATATTGTTTTAGGGTATATTGACATTACAATATGTTTTCTATAATTTATTATATATTCCATAATAAATTTACTATAACGACATAAATGTTCATTTACAAATACATTTAAACCTATAGGTCTTTTTCTTTGTAACATCATATATCTATGCCATTGAAACATAGGTTCATCAAATTTAATAACTTTAACTGATCCATCTTTATAATATAATTCTATCCTTGCGTCTCTTGTATTATCCATAATCATTCCTCTATTTCAGCTTCTATAATTTTCATTTCTGCGACATCTTTAGCATTTACAGCTCCTGTATTAATAGCTTCTAACTGTTTACTTGCAAATTGTCTCATAGTGTTCTTTAAATCCTCTAATTCTTTACTTGGTTTCATACTAACTTCTAATTCTACTTTGTTATTTTCAGGTAATTTAAGCTCTCTAATTAAAGCTTCTGCTGCTTTCATTCTAACCATCTCACTTTTAGCAGTCATAACTAAATTACTCAATTCATTTATAGCCATCTGTACTTTATCCTGGTTCATAACATGTGCAGGAATTAAAGTCCTTTCAGTAATAGCTATAATCAAATCACCCTTATTATAAGCACTAATATACTTATGTTGATCAGCTATAGGTACACCTTCTTTTAACCATTTATTTACTTTATCTTTAAACACTATACTATAAGCATCATGATTAGTAAATCCCATATTCTTCAAAGACACATACTTAACAGCATTAACATATTTCTCTAAATTCCATCTACCATTCTCTAATACTTTAGCATAAGTAATCATTTCTTCAGTAAAATCAAACTTATCGTCTTTAACAGTAGCAAGTAACTTCTCATACAATTCTTCAGTTAATTGTTTTCTTTTATTTGGAGGTAATTGTTTTTTAAATATTTTATATTCTTGTAGTTGTTCTTCACTTAACATATATTATCCTTTGGTTTAAGATCACATATGATAATTATACCATATGTAATCCATAAAAATAAAACAAACCAAAGAATAACATACTTCAATGAATAACTTAGAAGCAGTAAAATTATACTTAAATTGAACCAGAAAAGCAAACTAATTAAGAAGTGTTGTAACAAAACACCTTATTTAAGGGATTTATATAAAGAAAGTGATATAATTTCTAAGAAACTTTCTCTGAAAGAATTTCTTTCAAGGAAATTTCTTGAAATTATATCAATATTTTTAAATTTGTCAAGTGTATTTGTAAATATCATTCAAAAGTCCAAGAAAAAATTCAATTTTTTAGTATGAGCGTAGTAAACTACTCTGGATCAACTTCTGACGAAGTTATCCCCCCCTGGCATTAAGTAGGTACTACTTTAGTATTATCTATGAAAATTAAAATTAAGGAGTATATTATGGTAGAAGTAGCTTTAGGTTCATTATTGTTTGTAGTATTTATTAGTATATTTGGTGGATATTATGAAACAGCTATTAGTAAAATTATAGATTTAAGTGTATTATTTATTACAAAAGTGTTAAGTGCATTAAAATCTATTGAACAACCAACAGAAGAAGGAGAACAACAGTAGTTGTTCTTTATTCTTTACTTTGTAAAGCACTCACTTCACATCACTTAAAGATAGGACATTCTCTATTATTATATATGAAAATTAAATTACACAAAAAGGAGACAAGATGAACAACAAAGACAGATTAAAAGTTTTAGTGCAATTAAGTGGTATAAATATAGGTATTCTATATGTAAATGGAAATGTAGCCGATGGTTATGATCCAGAAGATGTTATAGATAGATTAAACTACTTTGCTAATGGGTCAGATTATAGTTTTGAAGAATATAAACCAAAAGGTATTAATGTGTTAGGATTAACTCCTAAAAATAAACAAAAATCTAAACAACCAGAAGAGTATTAACTCTTCTTCTTTTTTATCACATATACAAGATAGGTAAGTGAATTAATTCAATACTTTATTTATCTATCTTATATAACTACTTTAAATACCTACATAAATGGCTCATAAATGCTCATATTTAAACAAAGTCATTCAAGATAGGTAAAACTACTATAACCTTATAATTTTTGTTATATAGTCTTTTATTGTTGTTCTTTTGTTTGTTGTTGTTTTATCTTTTTCTCTTTGGTTCCTCTTTGGTATTATTTATGTAGTAGTAAATTAATAGACCCGAATATGTCTATAAACTATTCTAAATTAAACTAAAAGGATTTACAATGACAAGGGTAAAATATGCAGGGTATTACTATTCATTCCCAAAAGGAAGTCATCCAGAATTAATTATTCAAGGTGGTAAAAATATAGTTAGTATTGATGAATGGAGTAAAGCTCCACAAGATAAAAAAATGATATTAGTTTAAGTTATAGACCTGAATATGTCTTAAAACTATTCTAAATTAAAAAAAGGATAAAAAATGTTAAAAGTTAATCTTAAAAAAGATATAAAAATTGAAGGTATTAATATTGTTAAATTAAATAATAAATTACAATTAACAGGATTCACTTGGTATGGTGGAAGTTTAATAACAGTTACTAAATATTTAAAATTAAAACATTTACAAAATATTAAAGTAATAGATATTAAAAATAGAGAAGACAGTTGTGTAGTATCAATAGAAATTAATGATATAGGAGTATCACAAGCAATAGACACTTGTGTAGGATTTCAAAGATTAATTAATAAAGAAAGAATTAATATTTTAGAAGAATTATCTTGTATACCAAATGTTAAAGAATAAAAAGAATAAGAAGAGAAATCTTCTTATTTATTTTAAATTTAAAGGAAATAGGATGAAAGAGTCAACATTTAAATTGTTATCTTATCGATTAAATAAGATAGGCTATGACTTTAGTGATAAGAAAGATTTATTAGAAAAGTATTTTAAAAAATTAATATTTACACAAGAGAGTTGGAGTTTACAATATATAGCAGCTTTAATAGGTAAAAAATTGTGTAAAGATTTTAAAATAAATCTACCTAATGATCTAGAAGTAGCTTATCAAGGAATTAGATTTCTTGAAATGCTACCTAAAACATTAATAAATTATAGAGTAGGATATACTCCTGAAGGTACTCCATCAATAGTAATAATCCCTCAACATTATTTCGAAGAAGAATTAGAGGAAAAATCTATTGAACCAGAATTAGATCCAGAAGAGATAGAATATTCTAAAAGAGATCTAATTCATAAGAGATTTTGGAAAGGAAGTATATTTGATTTAGATATGGATTCTTTAGATATATTAAATAGAGTAGCTTTTACTATTGATAAGAGTATATCTATATTAGAGGACCCAAGTTATGATAAATCAGAATATAAACACTTAGAAAAGAATAGAAGTAAAGAATTAGTAGATAAATATATTAATATAAATAAATTCTACTTTAGACATTTCTATGATACAAGAGGACGTATATATAGTAGAGGGTATCACATTAACCCACAGGGAACTAAATATAAAAAAGCAATGCTTACAATGATTAATAATACTCAATGGAACCAAGAAGATAAAGAAGAATTAAAAGACTTCTTACAAAATTAAATATAAAGGAAAAAAATGTATAGTAAATTAAATAAATTTGAATGGATAGCAATTAGTGTAGCAAACGAAGCAGGGTTTGATAAACTACTTTGGAATGAGAGAGTAGTTAAAGGTAAAGAGATAATTAATTCTTATCTTAATGGTTCATTTGATCCAGAAAAATGTAATCTCTTGCTTATTAAAAGATTAAATGAGGTTAAAGAGTTAGTAACAGGAGTTGCTACTCAAGAACCTAACATTTACCTTGATGCTACGGCATCAGGGTTACAAATACTTAGTGCTATCTCATTAGATTTAGAAGCAGGTAATAAAGTAAATATCGGTACTAAAGAAAGGAAAGATGTTTATTTAGAGACTGCAAAGTTATTTGGGGAAATGTTTGGATTAGAAATAGAACGGGAACACGTTAAGAAACCCCTTATGACATATTTCTATAATTCAAGAAAGAACATAGAAGACTATTTCGGAGAAGAGATGGCTGAAATGTTCTTCGAGATGATGGAAGAAGGATTCAAAGGACCTCAAAAGGTGTTAAATACAGTAAATAAATACTTTGAACCAAGAAAAGTATTTGAATATAACTTACCTGATATGAAGGTAAGTATACCTGTAGAAGTAAGTGTTACTGAAGATCTTAAGTTTAAAGATATAGAAGAAGTACCATTTACATATAAAATTAACCAAGCTGATAAAAATCAATGGAGAGGTTTAGTACCTAACATTGTACATTCACTTGATGCTTGGATATTAAGATATGTAGTTAAGCAATTAAATGAAGAAGGAATAGTAGTACATACTATTCACGATTCATTTCAAGTACCAGTAAGTAAAGCAGCTGAATTAATAAATGCTTATAAAGAAGCATTTATTACTATGGTTAAAGATGAATTATTTCCAAATATTATGAAAGACTTATTTGATGTAGAAATAAATTATAATTCTAAAAGAAAAGCAGCAATGATTGAAGCTATTAAGAGAAGTGAGTATATGTTGAGTTAATCTCAATGTATCTCTCTTTCTTTTTTTCTTATAAATATAATATAATTATATAAATTTTAAAAGGAGATAAAATGGTAGAAGTAATTACACACGGATTACTTACTTTTAGTATGCTAATGCTATTAAGTAAAGATAGAAAACCAGAAGATACTTTAATAAAAGATATACTTAAAACTATTAATTATTTTACTGGTTCTAAAATAAGAGTATAATCTCTTATTCTCCCTTGTTCTCGGTCGTAAACTCCCTCGAAATTAAATTGTTTTGTGAAAAAATAATATAGGTAAAGATACTTATATTTATTGTTTTGTGAATGTTAAAATAGATAGGTATATTTAAAAATATACTGTATCTTGAAAAATTACAAATAAAGGAAAAAGATGAATAATATAAATGGATTATTAAGAGAATTAATAGGAGGAGGTTATCTTGACTGGAAACAATTAGATGAATACATTGAAAAATATCAAATAGATCCAGAAGATATAGCACAAGAAGTAAAATATATGTTTGGTGAAGGTTATTTACCAACATTTAACGATTTGATGTATATAACATTATATTTAGGATTTTATAGTATGAAAGATTATATTCTAACTATTATAAAAGAAAATGAATGGAATATAAAGAGTGAAGTAAAAGATTGGATAGAAAATGTAGAATTTAATTGTTTTGTGAATTACTTAGACAGTTTTATACAAACCCCAATATTCTGTGATTATGATATGGAAGAATTAACTGGGGATAAAAGAGTTGTTGCATATTTTATAGCTGATGTGTGGAAAGAGATAAAGGAGTAAAGATGATATTAAAAGATTGGGAAGTAATGCAATATTTTAGAGAAGGTTATTTAATTAAACAAATTAAAGAAGTGTATTATGAACATAAATATACAATTGAAGTATATAAAAGAATA